TCTCATCGGAAGGTCTTGGGCCATACTTGGTATCGTATCTGTTCATCTCTTTTTTCATCTTACGTTGAATGGTTCTAAAGTGTACTTTCTCGCCCTCATCTGTGACGTAGACATCACTCCATATGAAACCACCATATAAGAAGTTTGCAGACTGATAGACATATCCAGGCTTACCGACTATACCGTCTGCCCATGTATAGAGATATTTGACGTTTGGAGTGTTCTTCTTCATCCACTGAATTGTCAGACTTTGCATCTGAGACTCACTGTTTCGTGGCATAGACTCATCCATACACATTTTACCTATTTCATAATAGTCACAAGTAGAAAGTTCTGGGAACATCTTCTTGATAGTCCCCATTGGATTAGTTCCCCAACCCAATGTTAGAACTCCCACTAATTCATCATCAACATAAGCACCAAGATGATGCTTAGTCAGTTTCGGCATTACTGGACTGTAATGGCGCTCCTGTACGAATAGTGTCGCTACTCTGTAATCGATTTTCTTGACTATCATCATATAAACAAACTTGTTCCATTTCCATACACTTATTTAGAGGATTTCCGTACTGGTCGTTTTCACTGGATTGTGTGAAGCTGGTACAGTATCCCCACTAGGTTCTGGAAACCATTTAGTTATCTCTGTATGAACCTTTATTAACCGTTCACCAGTTTTTTGGTCAAGTACTTCGATAAATGTTTTATTCTCTGTTTTGAGAACAGTTTCAATCTTCATTAAGCATCTCCATTGTTTGATGTATAAACGATAACTGTGCATCATTGATTACTTCCCACATCTCCTCATCGAAAATGTCACGAGATTCATCATCTGCCCATTCTTCCGTATCTGTGTCATATGACTCTTTTGTGAGTCGTTCAGAGTCCTCAATCACACGGTCAATGACTTCATCATACTCTTCTTCGAAACCATCTATCAATTCATCACCTTCATAGACATTTGCACCATAAAAGTTTGGGCCTTCATCTTCGTATGTCAAGTATGACACTATCTTAGGGTCAAACTCTGATAGAATTGTTAATAGTTTAACAACACCCTCTTCTGGAGCACTCCATGCTGAGTATCCATAGAAGTCTTGTTCACTAAACTCTTCCAAGTAACTCCACTTAGGGCCGATGTGTTCTGTAGTCCAAGAATACTGTTCAGTCTCTTCATACGTCAAATCACCCTCAACAAACATATCACTGAACCATGCTTCTCCATCAGTAGAACTACGAATGCGTTGATACATTTCATTTAGTTTCTCTTTTGCAGCATCATTTATCTTATGAAATGTTAGATTAAATCTTACATGATTAGCCATCTTGATGGTTCTCCTCTTCCCATTGATAATACATAGTTCGCAATACCGTACCAACATAAGGTTCGTGACATTCTTCACTCTCAGCATAGTTCATCATTTCTACTGCTTGTTCTTCTGTCAATTGACTAACTTCTTCTACTTTAAAATATTCACATACATCTGTGAGTGCCCAATCATATGCAAGTGCTTCGATTTGGTCAGACAGTTTATGTGTTTTTATTACTTGAAACGCCATTTATTATCTCCTTTTGCCCGTCATGGGGTCATTTGCTTCTTGTGATGAGAGAACTTGTAGTCCACCCTTATTATATGCTTGTCCTATGACAGCATTACCAGTATACACTGGTATCTCTTGTTTATAGGCATTACCTATACCATTCCCAACAGATGGGATATTATTGGCAGGGGTACAAGGAATTGAACCTCGTCTTAGTGGTTTGGAATCACTTGTGCTACCGTAACACTTTACCCCTTTAGATTTCGGTGCCTTACCTTGTACATAATCGACATACTCTTCAAGAGTAACGACTGAACAACGTATGGACTTTAAAAACTTATTGTGTGCCCTCCACTGAGTCTCGTACTTCTGTGGATTGACTTTCTTTTTCTTTTTCTTGCGAGTACTATTACTGTTGTAATATACAGGCATCAAATGCATACCGCTCATAATTAATTTACCCTATCAAATGGTGGAGTATGTGCATATATAACTTTTTGTTTGTGTTGACGTTGAAGAGCGTTGTAAACTTTCTTCCAATAGTTCTTCGCCCACGGAGATAGGTTCTTTTGTTTCAGAACTCTATCAACTGCATCAATCCGTTTATACAACAAACTATTTGCTGATAATGTCATGTGCAATACTCCATGCTTCAAAGTCCTTACCACCAATATTCCATTCACACTCTTCAGTAGGAATTCTTCCATACTTCCAAGAATAAACAGAGAATGGTTTATAGACTCTTTCATCATCGTCATCTCTACATTCTGCTTCAACAGTCCATTCACAGTTAACCTTTTCATAAGGGTCAGCATCTGTGTAAGTAGGTTCACCAAAAACCTCTACAAGTTTATCATATGTTGTAGTAACATATCCTTGTAAAGTTGCTCCATTTGTATTCACACCATCATAGGCGTCAAATGCAATTACTTTCATAATTTTTCTCCATAATATAGTTTATATTGTACCTCAAATAGAGGCTCTTGTCAAGAGTTTTTGATAAGAATTATACCACCAACAATCATCATAAACAATCCAATTGCTGCAATCTTAAGCATGTCTCCAATAGAGTTTGCATACTCCATACATTTACCATCACAATCACCAGCAGAACCTGCTACAATCATTAAACCAAACACAACTAGTAATCCACCAATTATCTCTCTCATATTTTCTCTCCTTATATTGTGTTCCAAAGGGTTACTTTATGTGCCCCTAAAACTTTTGCCATTGCATCTATTTCGTCACGCAATTCTTGTTCTGTAAAGGCATGCTTTGTATTGTAATCCATATCATCTTCAGTAAGTTTATACCACTTACCTTCACGATTACCTTTAGCATATTGAACACCACCTTTACCAACTCTTTTACCATTTTCTAATATCATACCTTTTCTCCCTCACCAAAAAATAATTTACGCATATCTTTGAACACTACATTATAAGCATTCGCTTCATATGCATACATATCCCAAAACGCATCATCATCCAAGTCACAGTGAACGCCAGGCGTTGCACAATGCTCTTCCCAAACACGATCCATTGCATTCATACCTTCTAGACAATCGCCACGTCCAAAACTTTTCATGGTTTCCCATGCAGTCGCAAAAGTAACTTTATCTTCGTAAAAACTAGGAATTCTAAACATAATTATCTCTCTTTCTCATTAACTATACCTATAGTATACATGTTTTAATAACAAATGTCAAGGCTTTATTTGGCCTATAACCCAGCAAATTTTGCAAGTGCCCATAACATAACAAATACAAATACTGCGAACCACATTAATGATTTAAGCATAACTCTCCTTTAGTTTACGTTTAATAGTTACTATACTATCTTCATTTGCCTGATATCTAATACCAATACCACCCTTTGCAACCCATCTTGCAATGTTATCTGGTTTATCATCAATTAGAATATTAGGTGTTCCATCGAACTTATTAACAGCATAGTGTTCTTTCTGTCCAGTAAAGATAAGGTTATCAATACTAGGCATGTAACCATACTTAGTCAACCAAGTTCTTTTCCAAAATGCAGAGTTGTCTCTATCACCTCTTAATGGTGAAGAACATATGCCCCAATCGTCTGTTAATGATTTTACGAAATCTACTAGTTCAGTAGATGTTTCATAAGGTCTTAGTATATTGAAGAAATCAGTACCTTTGAGTGACATTATAGACTCCTCAGTTTTCGGTATTTTCTTCCAGTGTGGTACATTGAAGTACTCCTCTAGTCCCCCAAAGAAGTCGGCAATCACACCATCCATATCTAAGTATATTTTCATTCTCAATCCTTTCTTCATAATATACTATCATTATACATGTTTTTATAACAAATGTCAAGGCAATTCGCCAAAAAAAACCCACGAAAAACGTGGGTTTTCTGCATTTTATGTAAATATATGCCTTATTTTCGTGCTTTTTTCGCCAATTCTTGTGAAATCCAGCGTTTTGCAATATGATTTGACACCTTATTTCGGACTAATACCATGCATCGTTTCCATACTTTACTGAATATGTCCTCACCAGCATCATTATTGTCCACAATGACAAAGTTCTTATTACCAAACAACCTCTGGAATTTACCAATATTTGTCTGAACTTCTTTCCACATCTTTGCAACTTCCTTTTCTGGAAGTGTACGTTTGCGTTTTGCGTTACGTTCTTGTGCAGTATCTAATGATGTATTGACAAATATCATATAGCAGTCATACCCAAGTCCTTTTAACATTGATACCTGTTTGGATA